TAGACATAGGTTTAGGGATAAAACTTCCCGTAAAGGTGGAAAAATTATGAACAAAATTACGAAAGAATTTTTAAAGCTGATTTTGGAGGCTGCAGAGGAAAATAAAGAAGAGCCAAAGAAAGAAGAGCCAAAATCTACACCTGCATCTGAGTCAGCATCCGAGTATAATAAAGAAACTTCGAATAAACTTTCTTTAGGCCGGCCATTAAGTAACTCAGCATTAGCGGATGCAAGATTTAGGTCTGAAGGTTCTGCAGATGATGCAGCTAGTCTTCTAAAAGACTTAAGGGTAAAGCAGCCACCTGGATCTTCTTGGCAAGAGAAATTAAAGAATGTCGTAGATTCCTCTCGAGCCGGCAGCATGAGACCGTTAGTTGACGGTGCAGAAGTTATCAAAAACGCAAAAGGAAAAGAAGGCGTATTGATACGTCTTAAAAATGTATGGAAAGATGATGACAACGATGGTAAGCTAAGTTATAGTTTTATAAGATCTTTAATTGTTGCTAGCAATAGAGCTGGGTATATTAAAATGTCAAATACCGTAATACAAAACCTCAGATTAGAGTTAGTTAGTGAAGCAGACGAATTAATAGCCTATAGTTCTAGAAAAGCAAAGAGTTGGAGAAAGTAAAAATGACAAAGCACAAAAACCTAAGAAAATATATCAGATCGCTATTAATCGAAGCCGAGAAGAAAACACTAGGCGAACCAGATGTAACAGCTGAAAAATTAAGAGATGATCCACAGCCTCAATACGAGGAAGAGGACGATGGATATAAAGATACTGATGAGGCCTCGACGGTTGGCGGAATGGGATCAGGCCTAGGTCCAAATATGCCTCTGGCGTATGATCCGGAAAAGCCGATATACGATCCGTATAAAAAATCAAAAAAGAAGAAATAGTTTTGTACATCGAATAGTGGTAGTGTATATTAATAAGTCAGCTCATGTTGACAAAATAACAAATAGACATTTAAATATTTAACATGGAGATAAAAACATGGCTATTGATTTCGACGCACTACGTAAAAAACTTGGGCAACTATCTGGAAATAATTCTAAGCGCCGGCGTTTCTGGCGGCCAGAAGAAGGTAAAGAATATAATGTAAGACTTATTGCCTTTGCTGATAACGATGGAAACCCATTTAAGGAACGGTACTTTTACTATAATATTGGTAACAATCCTGGACTCCTGTCTCCTTATCAGTTTGGAAAGCCTGACCCGATTCAAGAACTTATTAATAAGCTTCGTGATGAAGGTTCAAAAGAATCTTACGAACTGGCCAAAAAGCTTTATCCTAAAATGCGATCTTATGCTGCGGTAGTCGTTCGCGGTGAAGAAAGCGAAGGTGTCCGACTCTGGGCATTTGGCAAAATGGTATACCAGAGCCTTTTAAATGTTATGCTAGATCCGGATTACGGAGATATTACTGACATTAATGAAGGACATGATGTAAAAGTCAAATGTACTAAAGCTCCTGGGATGAAATGGGCAACAACAGAGCTCCGTCCTCGTCCAAAATCAACTCCTTTGGGTACAGCCGATGATGTAAAAAAGTGGTCAAGCGATATTCCTGAACTAGATGATTTCTTTCAGCTAGAGTCGTACGAAAAACTTGAAAACATTGTCAATAATTGGTTAAACGAAGGTGATACAACTGAAGAAGAGACACAGACCCAAGTCAAAGAACATCGTTCTGAGGCTAAAGCAAAAGACACAGGCAAAACTTTTAATAAGATTGACGATGCTTTTGCTGACCTTGAAGACTTCGATATCTAATATGTAAATCTAGCAGACATGTGCACTAAGGGAGAGTATTACTCTCCCTTTTTTATTATAAATAGTCTGTACATTTAGCTCTATCATCTTATTATAAGTCATACAACCATTGGAGAAAAAATGCCAAAGAAAAAAAACAAAGAAGCCTCTGAAGCCTCTGAAGACACAGCTGACTTTACATCGGACTTAATAAAATCGCTTAATAAAGAACACGGTAACCGAATCGCATACAACTTAGCCTATGACGAAAGTCCAACTCACGTTAATCGTTGGATTGGAACCGGTTCAAGACAATTAGATTACATCGTAGCTGGAAAACCTAACGGAGGTTTGCCTGAAGGCAGGATTGTAGAAATATTCGGCCCTCCTTCGATCGGCAAGTCCCATATAGCAATTCAGATAGCAAGACATACGCAATTAATGGGAGGTATCGTAGTATACATCGACACGGAAAACGCGACTTCTGTAGATAACTTGGGTTTACTTGGGGTTGACATCAAGAAACGTTTTGTCTATGTCGACACACATTGTACTGAAGAAGTGTTAGGCATCGCCGAAAAAACAATTCTTAGGGCAAAAGCATTGCAAAAAGATGTTCCTATTACAATTATCTGGGATTCCGTTGCTGCAACTAGCCCAAGGGATGAATTGATGGGCGACTACGATAAACAAACGATTGGCTTAAACGCGCGCGTTATATCAAAAGGTATGAGAAAGATTACAGGTGTTATTGCAAACGAAAACGTCCTATTCATCTGTTTAAACCAAATCAGAACAAAAGTCGGTGTAATGTACGGCGACCCAACAACAACCCCGGGCGGCAAGGCAATTCCTTTCCATTCTTCTGTACGCATTAAATTAGGTGCCGGACAGCAGATAAAAGACAAGAAAGGAAACATTATCGGAATTAACGTTTCAGCTAAAACAATCAAAAATAAAGTAGCTCCACCCTTCAGGACCTGTAATTTTGAAATACACTTTGGTAAAGGTGTCTTTGAAGGCGAACAAACATTTGACGTCCTAAGGCGACACTGCAAAGATCAAGGTCCGGTATTATTTAAAAACATGTTGTGTTCTTTGGAGGGTACTGGTGCGTGGAAAACCTTAATGGTTCAAAATTCAAAAACTAAAGATACTGTAGTAGAGAAAAAGTTCTACAAGGCTGAGTTTGGAGAAGTTTGTGACGACCCTGAGTATAAGGATTACGTAGATGCTGTCTTTAACTCTGCTTATGCAGAAATTATGGGAAATACATCTGCAGCCAGCTTAGATACTGAGTCTTATGAGGAAGTCAGGCAAGTAGCGTTGGATATTGAAAGTGAAGAATTCGTCAACCCGGAGTGAAAATGAAAACATTATTAATCGATGCAATGAACATTTTCTGTAGAAGCTATGCTGTTAATCCAGCTATGAGTGACCATGGTTATCATATCGGTGGTACACTTGGGTTCTTAAAATCTGTTGGGTCATATTCTAGAAGATTTTCCCCTGACAGAACAATCGTAATTTGGGAAGGAGGTGGATCACCACGTCGTCGTGCACTCCTTAAAGAATACAAAGCCAATAGAAAACCTATCCGTTTAAATAGGTCTGATATATATGAGGACATTCCAAACACTCGAGAAAACTTCAATTATCAGATCGCTGCCTGCACAAAAATATTGGCACATTCAACCGTTGAACAGATGTATGTTTCGGACTGTGAGGCTGATGATGTTATAGGCTATATGAGTAAATATTTCTTAGAGGGAGAAACGGTTATTGCATCGTCTGATAAAGATTTTTATCAATTACTTTCCGAAAACGTCAGCATGTATTCTCCAACAAAGAAAAAAATAATAACCCATGAAGATGTACGTGAAGAACATTCAATTAGCTCTATTAATTTTGCAACGGCCAGGAGTTTTGTTGGAGATATATCTGATAATATTGATGGCATCAGGGGCGTTGGATTAAAAACTTTGGCAAAAAGATTCCCTAAATTAAGAAATGACGATTTTGTATCTTGCGACGACATAATTAATTGGTGTCGGGAACTTCCGGAGAAGAAAAGAATTAAAGTGCATCGATCGATTTTAGAAAACGAAAAAGTCATAAAGAGAAATTGGGAGTTAATGTTTTTAGATATCGGCAATTTATCCGCTGACCATGTCATGAAATTAAAAGATAAAGCTTTGAACAATAGCATTAAACCTAATAAGATACTAATGATTAAGCAACTAATCGAAGAAGGTGTAAGGATGCCAAATTCTTTTGACCCACATAGATTCTTTCTAAATACAATTACAACAGCCAAGAGGTAACAATGAACGCACCCGCCTTTGAATTACAAGAACATGGACCGTCTTATTTCTCCCAATATGGAAAAGCATTCCAAGAGAAAATATTTCAGGGTTTGATCACTGATCAAGAATGGGCAAAACAAATGTCCGAAGTCATGAAACCACACTTTTTTGATTTAAAATATATCCAATATCTTGCGGATCGATATTTCTCTTACTTGGAAAAATATCGATGCTTCCCTACAATGCAATTGTTGATTACGATTATTAGGGATGAACTTACCGGCCTTGGTTCCGATGGCCTCTTAAGAGAGCAGATAGTAGAATTCTTGCAACGTGTAAGAGCAAATCCCCACCCTGGAGATCTTCAGTATGTAAAAGATCGCACGTTAGATTTCTGCAAGAGGCAAGCTTTTAAAGGGGCTTTAGAGCAAGCGGTTGATTTAGTTGCTGGAGAAGAATTTGAGTCCGTTATTGATCTTATGAAACAAGCAGTATCAGTCGGCATGCCACATTCCATCGGCCACGATTTTTTCGAAGACATGGAAGCTAGATTTTCTGAGATTGTCAGAACAACATGTCCAACCGGTCTTCCTTACCTAGATAAGAAAGAAATTCTAGATGGCGGCCTTGGAAAAAAAGAACTTGGGGTTGTCGTAGCTCCAACTGGGGTTGGCAAATCACATTGGCTTGTCGCAATGGGTGCCGAAGCCATGCGTGCAGGAAAAAATGTTGTTCACTATAGTTTTGAATTATCTGAAACCGCCGTTGGGAAAAGATACGATTCGAACCTCGTAGGTGTTAATTCAAACTCTATTAGAGAGAATAAAGAAAAAATCAAAAAGTTCTACGAAGAAAACGAACAGCTCGGAAAACTTATTATTAAAGAGTATCCAACTAGGGCATGCACAGTCAACATTATGAGAAATCACATCGAGAAATTAAAAATGAGAGGCTTTATCCCTTCTTTGATTATTATCGATTATGCTGATATCATGAAGAGTTCAAAGTCATATGATTCAATCCGGCATGAGCTAATGCTAGTATACGAAGAGTTAAGACAATTGTCTCAAGACTTTAGCTTACCAATTTGGACTGCCTCTCAATCAAACCGATCCGGATCAGGAGCAGATATAGTCGGCTTAGAAAATATGTCAGAAGCTTACGGAAAAGCTATGGTAGCCGATGTTGTAATTACCATCTCTAGGAAGCCTGAGGAAAAGTCTTCTGGTTTTGCTAGAATTTTTGTTGCAAAAAACCGCGCTGGACGTGACGGATTGATTTTTCCGGTTAAGATAGACACATCAATGTCTACTTTCACAGCGCTGTCGGAAGAGGAAGCACAAGAATTCGCACCAAAGAAAAAATTGAAAGAGGCTTGGAACGATTTCCAACAAGGAAAAAAGGATTTATTGAAATGAAAAAAAATACTTACGACTACAATCAAGTATATCTGTCTTCTCTAGAGTATTTTAAGGAAGATGCTTTGGCTGCATCTGTTTTTGCTGGAAAGTATGCTTTGCAAAACGATCAAGGCCAATATGTAGAGTCAACCCCAGACGATATGCATAAACGGCTAGCTGGAGAATTTGCAAAAATTGAAAGTGGGTATGAAAACTCTATGAGCTATGAAGAAATTTATAGTTTATTTAAAGACTTTAAATATGTTGTGCCGCAAGGCTCACCGATGAGTGGCATTGGAAATGAAGCAAAAATTCAATCTTTATCGAACTGCTTTGTCATTGAATCCCCAGCTGATTCTTACGCTGGTATTCTTAAAACGGATCAAGAACAAGTACAGATCATGAAACGACGTGGCGGAGTAGGGTTTGATATATCTACGATTCGCCCTAAAGGCATGCCCACATCCAATGCGGCAAAGACAACGGATGGTATTGAAATATTCTTAGATAGGTTCTCTAATTCGTGTCGTGAAGTAGCGCAAGGTGGTAGACGGGGAGCATTAATGTTGTCTATATCTGTGCATCATCCGCAGGTTATGGAGTTTATAAAAATCAAGCGTGATCTTAAACGTGTAACCGGCGCTAATATTTCTGTACGTGTGACAGATGAATTTATGAAAGCTGTTAAAGAAGGTACTGAGTATATACAACGTTGGCCTGTAGATTCAAAAACTCCAGAAGTCCACGACCATGTAGACGCAAAAGAAGTTTGGGATGCCTTAATTGAAGGTGCACACGCTTCAGCAGAACCAGGAGTATTATTTTGGGACACAGCAACAAGAATGACACCATCTGATGCTTATGCAGATGAAGGTTTTGGATCTGTATCTACAAACCCTTGCGGAGAAATTATCCTATCGCCTTATGATAGTTGTCGATTAATGCTTGTTAATCTAACTTCTTTTGTTTTAAAGCCATGGACCCAAGATGCAAAATTTGACTTAGGAAAGTTTAGAAAGATTGCTAGAAAAGCACAACGACTAATGGATGATATGATTGATTTAGAAGTCGAGCAAATTGATAAGATATTACAAAAGATAGATAACGACCCGGAAAATGACACTGTAAAATATTATGAAAGAAACCTTTGGGAAACAATTAAAAACGTTGCAGTTAAAGGCAGGCGCACTGGTTTAGGTATAACAGGATTAGGGGATGCATTAGCAATGTTAGGGCAGACATATGGATCTGACGAAAGCATAGAAACAGTTGAAAAAATCTATAAGTGGTTATCTCTAGCTTCATATGAAGAGTCAATTCAGTTAGCCAAAGAACGTGGCGCTTTCCCTATTCACGACTGGGATAAGGAAGTCGATCACCCATTTTTACAAAGAGTGTTCGAGAGCCTAACTCAGGAAGCAAAAGAAGATTGGATTAAATACGGAAGAAGAAATATTGCCAATACAACAACTGCACCAGCTGGATCAGTATCTTGTTTGACACAGACAACTAGTGGCATCGAACCTGCATTTCAACTTCATTATACACGTCGTAAGAAAGTACAAAATGGCGAAAAGGTAATGTTTATAGATGATCTAGGTGATGAGTGGACAGAATTTACTGTTTATCATCATTCATTTGAAAAGTGGATGAAACATGCACAGTATAATGATTTAGAGCTCCGCGCTGCTGTTCAAAATAGTCCATATGCAGGCGCAACTGCTAATGAAATCGATTGGCGCGCCAAGGTCAAGCTGCAATCAGTTGCACAAAAGTGGATCTGTCATGCAATAAGCAATACAACAAATCTCCCTGCTGACGTCTCTGTTGAAACTGTAAAAGATATATACATACTTGGCTGGGAGTTAGGTTGTAAAGGAATTACTGTTTACAGGGATGGGTCTAGAAGTGGCGTACTAATTTCAGCTGATGAAAAGAAAGAAAGAGAATCAGGTACAAGCTTCTCCGGAAGGCATGCCCCCAAAAGACCGGATACTCTTGAATGTGATATTCATCACACTACTGTTAGAGGCGAAAGGTGGGTCGTATTAGTTGGATTATTGGAAGGAAAGCCTTACGAAGTCATGGGAGGAAAAGCAGAACTTATTGAAATTCCTAAAAAATATTCTTCTGGCCTCTTGTCTAAAAGATCTTTCAAGACAGCGGCCAATAAATATGATCTAGCTTTTGGTGAAGGCGAGAAAATAGTTGTTAAAGATATCGTCAGCGTATTTGATAATCCTAACCATGCAGGTTATACTAGGACTATTAGTTTAGCACTTCGCCATGGTGCACCAGTTCAATACCTTGTTGAACAATTACAGAAAGACAAAGAAATGGATATGTTTTCTTTTTCAAAATGCATCGGCCGATGTTTGAAGAAGTATATTAAAGATGGATCAAAAGCATCTATTAACGTTTGTACAAGTTGCGGATCCGAAGATACAATAATCTATCAAGAAGGATGTCAAACCTGCACGGCCTGTGGTTCATCGGCTTGTGGATAAGACAAAATAACACTTAAGCATTAGGAGCCCCAATGCATTACACAACAGAAGTTAGTTCATTAATACGTGAAGTAGAATTAAAGCACAGTCCAATCATTATTCGAGTAAATAAATTTGATGAAGATTCTGCCAAAGATTTTTCCATGAAGATGGCCATGGCCCATAATACCGGCCAGAAAGTTATACCGGTTGTGATCGATTCGTACGGAGGGCAAGTATATTCTCTTATGTCGATGATTTCAAATATTAAAACAGCAGAACTACCGGTTGCAACAATAATTGAAGGGAAAGCAATGTCATGCGGAGCGATTCTTTTTAGTTTTGGCGAAGAAGGAATGAGGTATATGGACAAGGATGCAACACTGATGATTCATGACGTTTCATCAATGGCCTATGGTAAGAATGATGACATTCAAGTTTCCGCAGCAGAAACTAAAAGATTGAATGACAAAGTATATACCATGATGGCTAGAAATTGCGGCCACCAAGATGACTATTTTAAGAAAATAATTCATGATAACGCACATGCAGACTGGTTTCTAGACGCTAAGGATGCAAAAAAGCACAAATTAGCGCAGCATTTACGGGTACCGAAGTTAGAAATTAAAGTAGACGTTAGTATTGAAATGCTTTAAGCGCATAATTAATGGTGTATGGAGACAATAAATATGCAAGAAGTTTTTTCGGAATGGCTGTGCATGGCTAAATCAGCTGAGATTTGGTTTCATTCTGCACATCACTTAATTAAAGGCACAGGGTTTTCGGGTGATCACGTCAATTTATATGGCGTGATTTATACCGAATTACAGGAAGAGTTTGATGCAGCATCCGAAAGGGTTCTAGGTATAACGAACAATGAGAAGCTTCTTTGTCCAATTCAGTTAACTAGTCTTGCTTTAGAAAAATTAAAGCAATGGCCTAGTACTGCTAATCTTTCTGACCAAGACATCGCCATGGCAGCTCATAGGATAATTTTAGAGTACTCTCTATGGGAAAATAATTTTCATTCACATTTAGATGGCTTGGGTCTTCTGACTATCGGCCTAGATGACATGATATCTTCAAACGCTAGCAATCACGAAAGATACATATACCTACTACAGCAGCGCGCCAAATCTTGATAACCTGAGAAGAACAAATGAAAATTACAAAAAGACAACTTAGACGTGTCATCAAAGAAGAGAGCCAAAGGCTTTTAAACGAAGAACCATCTGACTATTATAGAGACTATAAGAATGGATCTATATCATATGAAGATTACCAGCAAATGGTAAAAGATTATGAAAGCAGAACCGGTGGGTCTGGATCGAGAAATAGTAACTATCGTCCATCATCCCGGAAGACATCTTATGTTGGTTCTGACGCTAATGCCGATCAAATCGCAGCTGTTGAAGCAGCACTTAGCGCCAAGCCTAATAACTTCTTAACTTCAGTCTTAGACCAATTAAAGAATGGCCGAGGTTTAAGCGGGAAGCAGAAGTCTATCGTGAAAAGCATTATAAAGAAAACAAACCCTAGTGCCGCGGGCATTTTTGAAACAAGGGAAAATAAAATAAAAATCACAAAAAGACAGCTTAGAAACATTGTTCGAGAAGCAGTACTGCCAAACCCATCCGTTCATGCAGTGCGGAATCCAGCAACTATTCCCGGTAGTATTGCATCAGTTGATTGGATAAATTTCCACGATGATTCTTATTACGATACAAACCCGCCAGAGTGGCTTAATAATCCAACAGAAGAATTGAATGCGTTTCTTGACCTGATTATTTCGTCAGCGCTTCAGAGGGTGTTGAATGATTTAGGCTTGCGAGAATTATACCGGCCGGCTATGGATGAGATCGACTACGAAGGAATATTCAATGGTGGGAAAACATTAATGAGTATTCTCAGGCATGTTTTCCCAAACACGAACCAGGCTATGCTCGGTGGTGCCTTACAACAATGGGCCGCAGAAAATACAAATTCAGGCAAAGTGCACTCCGGACAAATGCCATAATTTTAGAGGAAATTTAAATGAAAATTACAAAAAGACAGCTTAGACAAATTATCAAAGGAGCCATCAACGAGGCCGGGGTTCCAAGCTCGAGCTATGGCGGTAATTATGGCGCTTCTTCCCATGGAGGAGGATATAGAGAATATGATCGTCAACGAAGATCTAGAGAGTACGAAATGGAAGAAGAATACACCCAAGGTGACCAAGAGAAAGAACAGCTAGGTCGTCTTGCAGCAACATTGATGAAAATGTACAAACAGGACCCAAATAAAGATGTTATGAGCGTGGTGAGATCGATGATGGATCAATGGGATCGATCTTTTGAAGATGAGATTATAAGATATTGGAATATACTCCAAAGTTAGTAAAGAATAACAAAATATAATTATTGAGAAAAACATGGCCGTAGATAAAGAATTTTATAACGAAGCTTCAGCAGCAAAACTTGGTTGGCAACCTGATTGGTTTCTTCCTGGACACAAGCTTTTTGACAAAAAGTTAACTAAGACAATCAAGAATTGGCAGGCAGCTAAAGGCCTATATGCAGATGGTATGTGCGGACCGGGTACCTTTCGTCATATTAACGCAGAGATAGAATCGCAACAACAATTGGCGAGTTTAGACTGGGTAACTGATTCTTCGGATGTTATATGGTGGAACAACACACCAATTAAAATTGATTGGCCATCAGATAAAGTTCACACTTTTAAAGATGCCGGCTTTCCTTACCCTGTTAGTAAAGGTGTTACGAAAAATAGCAAAAAAAGAAAGATTAATTCTTTTGTAACACACTGGGACGTTTGCCTTAACAGTATGTCATGTGCAAAAGTACTTGCTAACCGAAATGTCTCAGTGCACTTTTGTATTGACAACGATGGCACTATCATCCAGTTGCATGATCTTAATGATTCTTGCTGGCATGCTGGAAACAGAAATGTAAATCGATCGTCTGTTGGAGTTGAGATCTCAAACGCATACTATCAGAAGTACCAAGGATGGTATAAAAAGAATGTCGGAAAAGAAAGGCCTATAATGTCTGGAGCTTTAGCTCAGGATAAACCACTAAAGGATTTTACTTGGTTCTATCCGGAGCAGATCGAAGCTCTTAAGGCCCTATATAAAGCAATCCACGAAGGCTGTGAGGTTCCTCTAGAGGCTCCATCAAATAAATGGATATATGATTCAGCAGCTGCGTCAGGAAAATGGAAAGGCTTTATGAATCATTTTCATTGCTCAAAAAAGAAGATTGACTGTGGTGGATTAGATATTGAAAAACTGTTGGGAGAAATAAAATGAAATCAACAGAATCTAAATTAAGAAAAATTATTAGAAAATCATTGCTAGAGTATGGCGCAGGTCCAGAGTTTGACCACCTTAGAGATGATGTCGACAATCTTACAGATGAAGATATGAAAGCTATAGCGGATAGATTCTGTCAATTCGTGTCTAAACAAGACTTTGAATATATCAACTTTCGCTCTGTATATCACGAAAATGACAGTTATACGTTTAAAGATGGTGAAGCAATTATAATCGAAGCTATCGT